CCTTGTTCCCAGATGGTTTCTTTTGTGTTTCCAACATCGTTGTTGTAGCCAAACTTAAATATCGTTTTATGGAATGATATTTGCCCACGAGCAACTTGAAGCTCAAACGGCTCGCTAGTTCCAACTCTGGAAATTGAACTTATTTCGCGGGACATGGCATTTCCTAACTATAGAATATCGTCATTGCAGTGATATTTGTGGCAGTGCCAACATAAATATCGCTTGTAAACAATAAACCTTCGTCTGGAATGTTAACGGAATGGGAATCAGACGCTAGAAAATCCAAATCCAAAACCGTGCTTCCGCCGTTTCCGTCAGTTAACGTAAGGCGTCCTGCGCCCGCCGCTGTCAAAACCTGTACCTGTCGCAAACGGGCGCGGCCCACTGAGGCCCCGCCTGTTCCCGTCAGACGTTTTGATTTTACGTCTGAATTAGCCATCTACACCCCCTTATGAGTCTGCAAATGGTGTAGCTAGTGTACCAGAACCTAAAAGAGTGCCAGTGACCAGATATTCTGCAGTTGCAATCGCAGTGACTTCCACAACAGAACCAGCAATACCACCTGTAGTGGTGCCGTTCATAGAAATGACATCGTTGCTTGCTGCAGGAGCGAAACCCCTAGCTTGAGAAGTGGCGGCGGCGGCAAGAACGAGATTGCCAACAAACTTATCTGTGCCATCTGTTTTGATATCCAAGTCAGAAGCAGTGGTGCCTACAAAGAACTTGTAGGTTGCGCCAATGGTGTCGCTGGTGATTGCTGGAAGCGTAACCGCACCGTCTGCATCATTGATTTCAATGATACGACCTACGTGATCTGCATATGTGAGAGTTGTTTCTGCCGTAATATTTACAACTGCGGTTGATCCTACAGCCGTAAAGCCGCGTTCAGAACGAACGGGACCTGAAAAGGTAGTTAGACCCATTTTGATCTCCTGTCTTTGGGTGTGTCAGCCTATTGGCTGTCAGGGATAATCAAAGTATACACAGAAATTTTTAAAAAGAAAGGGGCTACCGAAGTAGCCCCTAGTTTAACAGGGAGGATGACTAATGAAATACCATCAGTCCCCCTATTGTAGCACAATTTATGCGCCGGGTGTACCAAAAACACAACGCCAGTCGGAAACACCGAAGCTGTAACGCTCACGTGCTTTAAAGCGCATGTTGCCAGTGTCAAAGTCACCTTCCATCGCAGTCTTGATGGCTGAACGGTTGAAATATTTGAAACCGTTTGGCGCATCAGTTTTGATGAAGAATGCATCAGTATCCGTCAGGAAGTGGTTTACAACCGCTCCGTCAGGAAGCATCCCCATGCTGCGCATTGCGTTGGTGTCATTGTCCGCTGTGCCCGGACGCAGATTTGAATTAAGTACACGCTCCGCGATGAACTGAAGCTCTTTCGGAATAATAAGCTTCATACCACGAACGGCAATTTTCAAACCACGTTCGTCAGTGAAACCAGCAATGTCAATTAGCATTTGCTCAAGAGAAGTCTCGTTGAGGTCTGCCGCAGTTGACAAAAGGTTGCGCTGGTTACCAGACAATGATGGGTGTGCCGAAGAACACAGAGCCGCACCATCACCAATTGCATTAGCACCCGTGTTGAACGCATTGTTCAAAATGTTGGCTGCTTTGATTTGCTTTGTCTGCGCCATAGAGCGAGCCAGAGCTTTGGTGTAACGAGATGCGAGACGATCATAAAGATTGTCCTCAATTGCTTCTTCCGTAATAGAAAACGCAAGAGCAATTGTCTCATGTGTGTAACGCGCAGTGTATGTTTCCTGTGCATCATCAAAGTTGATGGCAGCGCCTTCAGCTTTAATAGGTGCTGTGGAAAATCCACCGAGCATCACTTCCTCTTCGAATGCACGATCCGAAGATTCTTCTTCAAAGATTTCGGCATGTTCGTTTTCGTAACGATCATACTCAAGTCCGAACAAGGCGTTAAGGCCGGGTTCCAACTCTTTCGCTAATTGTGCGCGAGAGATAGCCATATTTCAGCCCTCCTTAAATGCCTGTTGACAACGACGTGGTTTGCGACGCAGAAGCCGCAACTGGCGCGTTGTGGTGGAAGTTAAAACGAACAACATAGTTCACACCGGCTGCGTCATAGTCCAAGTTCGCAACATCGCCCGTGAGGCCGACAATACGCATGAACAGTGTCGCAGTAGTCGCAACTGATGAGATATCAAGCTCTGCAGTTGAACGACCGTTTGCTGTGGACCCCGAAGTTGCAGTCGCCAAAGAGGCGTTTGCAAAGATGTTCGAAAGTGCAGTAGCGCGGTCAGTTGAACTGCCGTCTGCTGCAACCATAAACAATTGATTGGGGTTGTCCGCCACGAAGGCTTTTACTGGATGGTTCGTATCAACGCTTACGTTGTTTGAACCGGGCCAATAGTTTTTCCAAGTTGATTTACCTGTAGAACTATCAACATACTCTACGCCCATAAGGACTCCAAGTGCGGGAACTGTACCACCGTTGGCATTGCCAACAATATCAATCACCCCAGCCGCCAGAGGGATTACTGGCGAATACTGGTAAATGGCGTTTGTATTGTTAGATGCAATCTCATACTGAGTTACACCAGTGGTGTTTGCTCCTGCGCCGTTAAGCCCGATAGGACGAAGACCAAAGGCAGTATCTTGGTTTGCCATTTGTTTTTCTCCTTATCAGAGCGACCCTAACTACCGTCGAGGGCCACCGAAGGTTACACGAGTCTGACGATCTGGTTTAGAAATCGTCATGGTTGAATGTTGGTTTTGAGCCATCAACTCAGAATCAACCGCTTGTACCTGATCCGCGTTACGTCGTTGATAGTACGCATTACGTTCTTCTGCAGTCTCATCTGGGATGCGAGCCAAAACTAAACCGCCTACGCCAAAAACACCTTCGTACTTACCTGAATCAACAACCGGGGCCTCAAAATCAGGATATTCGTCCTTTCGAACTAATTCCCAACCTTCGCGCATTTTCGCGCTAATATTCTTAGTATCATCAAAACCACGCGTTTCTGCGCGGATCCAACGATGCCGAAATCCATCCGGTGCAGGCGGTGCATCTAACATAGAGGGAGGAGCCCACGGCCTACGCTGCGCCGTTTTCTCTCTCATTTCATTTGCGCGAGGAGTTCGCTTTACTGTATCTGACATGGCTTAATCCTTCACGTACTTCGCGTATGCTTCAAGCGGCACACCCAATTTCTTCGCAATTGCGACTTGGCTAGGGGTGAGTCTAACCTTCTTCCCACTGCTGCGCCCAGAGGTTCTTGATACCCCAGCCACGGTCTGAGCGGGCCGTCTACTGGTGGTTTTTGCGGGCATATTAAACTTTTCGCTAATACGCCGATCAAGTTCAGTATAATACTCTTCGGTCGCCGGGTCAAACCCTTCGCTCTCAACAAGCCGTTTATGAATGCCAAAAGCCGCAAAAGTCATCGCCTCATCCTGACCAAACCAGTCATTCTGAGCCGCCCACTCCTGCGCCCTAGCGTCTGGACGACGCATCTCTGGAGGCTGTTGACGAGGTTGCTGTTGCTGCGCGTATTGAACCCGGCTTTCCTGTTGACGTTTTGCTTGAGACAACCGATCATTTTCAATCGCCAAAGATGCTATGCGCTTGTTTGCCTCAACCGCCGCAGCCGTGTCACCAATTTCCATAGCACGGGCCAAAGCTTGCTCCGCCTGATCCATCTGGGTGGTGACCCGACTTTCGTACTCGCTAACAAAGCTGGTGTCCAAAGCGTCAAATCGTTGCCGAAGCTGATTGGACTCTTCTTGAACACTTTTTGCGTACCGTAAAGCTTCTTCTTCGCGACGCTGCGCTTCCCGCATTTTTTTCGTCAAACGATCAATGCGCTTCTGTGTGTTACTTTCCGCTTTCTCAAAAGCGTCCGGTTCTGAAACCTCAACATCAGAGTCCGAAGAACTGTCTAACTCAATTTCAGTTTCTTCAGAATCGTCTAAATCTAGTTCAATTTGATCTTCTTTTGCCATTTCTGCCTCTAATAGTGAAGTATATCTGCAGGATCCGTTATACGAGCAAGAATTTCGTCATCATTCAAAATTCTTACTTCGCCGCCGTCTATATTAAAACGAGAACCCGCGTATCGAGCAAACATAACCCAATCGCGCTCCTCGCACCACGCCCCATTCGGAAATTTTTCCTCGTCTTGGTACGCAAGCGGCCCTACTTTCAAAACATACCCCACCTGAGTTGAAACCTGATTTTGCTCTACAACTTGGTCGGGTAAATACAGACCAGATTCGGTCTTACCCTTGCCGCGGTAAGGCAAAATTAGAATGCGCCAACCCGTGGGTGAAGGCATCCGATCAAGTAACGTTCCATCAATGGCTTCGGGATTGAGAACTTTCGGAGCTTGATACGCGTCCGAAAGATTTTTTACCGCGTCTTCGACGCTTTTAAGGTCAACCTTAGTCAACACTACGCTCCTGTTTATCTAGCAGGCCCTTGAGTTCCTGTTCCACGTGATTTAGGGCTTCCATGTTCCCCATAAGCTCACGATATTGCTCCATAGACTTGACGTTGCCATACTGCATCAGGTCAACAACGGCATGTCTACGTTCCCTTATAATACGAAACACCGCTTCCGCAACGTAAATTTCATCCATTTCCTTAAAAAATCCTATATTTCTGTCTTTTTATAAGAAAAGTTAAGAAAATATGCAAGCGCAACCCTCATAAAACCTCGCCGGGCATACATAGTCGGGTCCCACCGTGTATGCCTCATCGTACCACAGGTATTTAGGTCTGTCATACCCACAATCGTAAGTACAAACCTTATAAAGCCCAAAAGAAAACGAATGGCCCCAAAAAATTGCGACCAGTACACACACTAAACTTTTTTACGCGGCTTTTTCTTCCGCTGCCGGTTCATGTCCAAAGCAATAGCAACCGCCTGCTTCTGCTTATAGCCCTCATCCATAAGCTTCTTTATCTTCGAACTCACCCACTTATCGTCCTTAGACATAGGTCAAGCATTCACGAACCGTGAGCCGCGGAGAGCCGCACCCATACCACGCTTCTTGCCCGTAGTTACCTTTGCCTTCGCCGTGTTAGGCGTAGCAACGTCTTCCATCTGCTTATATGGAATACGGCCCTGATCCTTAATATCCGCATACGGTTGCGCCTTTTGCGCCGCACCCGGTGTATTCGTTACAATCTTTACACTTGCCATTTTAAACTCCTATTTCTTCTTTACAGGGCTACCATCGTTAGATTTCAGAAAACCTGCTATCGTACTTTGATATAAAGGCATATCAGGGACTTTACGAACAGGTTTGCCCGGCGGAGGACCGAACCGATCCCGTAAAATCTTGTCTGGATAATTAGGGTTTTCTTTGCGCAGCTTATTTCTCCGCATGTTCTCTCTACCAGAAAGACGAACCTTGTCGGATGAGGGCGTGGTTCGTGCCATTTTAAACTCCTATTTTTTTCTTACGGGACCTCCGCGTTTAAGCTTTTTCATCTTCGGCATCTCTGTGCCAGAGGCCAACTTATTTAAATTTAACATAGCACCTCCCCCACCACCACGAAGTTTACCTTTTTTACGTTTAGTAAGGTCCGCAGCCGTTTTTGATCCCTCTGCGGCGTCCACAAGACCCGGTTTTTTGGGTTTTTTCACTGAGCCCGCCACGGCCTTTGATCCCTCTGCGGCGTCCACAAGACCCATCGAATATTGGGACATGCTTAGAATTTTTTGTTTTGCCATCACTGACCCCTTTGCTTCAAAAGTTCACGCTGCATCGCACTGTCTATGCGAGCCGCCGTCTGAGCCTCTTGGCTCGCCAAACGCTTCTCAAATTGCTCCATACGCATCTGTTGGTTCTGGGCCTCAAGCTGCAATCGCGCCTGATCGTTCTGAGCATCCGCCTGCTCCGACTGAGCCTTGATCTGCAACTCTTGCTCTTTCAACTTTACCAACGGATCCGGTTGACCCGCACCAGATATCTGCGCACTCATCTGCTTCACTTGCTGCAAACCTTGCGCCACACCCTGTGCAACCAAAGCCTGATACTGCATCTCCTGTTGCTCCGCGGGCATCGGACCAGCTTGCTGCAACTGCATCATCGCCTGCTCTTCCGCCTGCAACTTTACATGCTCCATAACGTGCTTCTGCATCGCCATCGCAACAGGCGGCATACCCCCAATCATAGGACTCGACGCAAAAACCAAATGCGCCATAATATGTGCCTGATGATTCTGACCCTGAAACGCAACCAATGGAACCATATCCATAGCATTAATGTTCTCAGATGCAGGGTCCGTGGGCCGCGGCTCCTCGTCAGGAACCTTCTTCATTAACCGGTCAACATCGCTCACACCAATCGCTTCATACATATCACGATAAATCTCATGCATATTATGCAACTCAGGGGCCGACGTCGCCAACTGCATCTTAGTCTGAGCCAAAGCTATCCGCTGCGCCTGACTAAACGTATTCGGATTACTTACAGGAATAATATCTACACGGTCATCAAAATCAGACGCCATCACCGACTGATCACCGCCCGCGACACTGTACGGATACTCCTGCGGCAAAAACTCACTCATCACACGGGCAAGCAACTTAAACTCAATACGCATCGCATAATGAAGCCGCTTGTGAACAGCACTCATTACACGCGTACCTTGCTCCAACATCGCTAATGTCGTACCAACCGCAGCTTGTTGATTACCATCACCAACCTTCAAATCAGTAATCGTCGCAAACCGCTGACCCGCCTGAACCACAAAACCCAACAAATTAAACAACGTCTGGTCCGGTCCCTTAAATGGTAGCGGCATGAGGCTGTCACGAATCGCCCCACCGGGTGCATCCACGTCGCGGAACTCACCCGGCTGCAACGGATCATCGTCGTCCCTGATCCGTAGTCCGCGGGCCTTGAAACCCGCCGGGAGATTGGACAACGTACCAGCGTCGATTAATTGCCGCAGCGCCGCTGTGGCGGTCCGTGACAAACCGCCAATCGTATGGATCAATCCCAACCCATAAAAACCAAAACCCGGTAAAAACTTGTAATGCACAAAATATTGTATCTTGCGCTTTAACGGATCATCCTCGCGATAATTACGCCGAATCGACAAAACCTGACCATTATCCTGCGAAATCGTCACAATATAAGGTACTTTTATGCCCGTAGGCTCGCCGTCCTCGTCCTCATCCTCAAACCCATCAAGGTCCAAATTGGCGTGAAACTCAATCAAAGTGCAGTCATAATCAATACTTCCGGGCTCAAATCCCGTAATACGGTCCAACTCACCCTGAACCTCATCCGCCGCACCTTGCTGCGGTATAACAGGTATATCACGATATACACCCGCCAACTGTTGCTTGCGTAAATCATTCAAATTCATCCGTATTACATGCGCAATGTTGCTGCACGTGTCCAAATCAGACGTCTCATACGGAACAACCAAATGCTCCGCAGGAACAAACTTACTGACCGCACGGCCCATCACCTCATCATAATACACCTTCTTAAACGTACTACCCGCCAAAGGCAGATAAAACAGCATCTGGTCCATGTCTGGAGTGTAATCCTCCATAACATTCGTAATATAGTAATTCATAAACTTACGAACACGCGACGCTTGCTCCTGCTTGGCCCGCGTCTCGTCGCCCATAATTGCCGTCCGAACGGGCCCCGACGACGGTAATAACTCATTAAACGCCTGCGCCTGAAACTGCGTCGCAGCTTCCGCCAAAAGCGGATGAGTCACACCAGAGGCTCCACGAAACGGTTGAGTACGCTCCTCGTAATTAAACCCAAGAAGCTCTAAACCCTCCGTGTACGCATCCTCCCACTCCTGACGACTGGCCTTGTTCGCATCAAACTCGCCCAGCAACTCAGAAGAAATAGCACCCAACTCGCGGTCATCCATAACCTCCGCCAAGTTGGCACCAAAATCCATATCATCAAAATCTTCCGACGGATCAAAGTCTACAAGAACACCACCGTCATCCTCTTCGACAATCTCAATCTCCTCGTCGCCGTCAAGCATCAAAGGAGTCTCTCGCGAATCAGGTATCTCTAACTCCAACTCCGCCTCTAAATCAGACATGTCCAATTGAGACGGAACATTCCTGTCCATTAATCCGCCAATAGGTGATCTCGCCATAGAACTCTCCTAGTAATACGACCTTACCATAACAGACTTTTCCTCATCTTGCCAATCATCTGTTGGCAATTGAATAAAATTCCCCTGACGATAACGCATCAAAGCCTGCGTCATACTGTCAACCAAATCGTCATACTCCCCCTCCGGAAACGCCGCAACCTCCTCAATTAACTCATCCGCCCAACTCTTGTCCGGAGCCCAAACCATGCCAGCCTCAAATAACGGACTTACCGCAAAAACACGACTCACCTTGTCATTACCCTTGCTCGGCGTGAAATTTACAACAGGTATCCCAGTCTGCCGCATCTCATGCGTCAAAGGCAAACCACTCGCCTTCGCCTCAATAATAACCGTGTCAGGCTCCCAATACTCATACTCCTCAAAAGCCAATGCCTTCAATTCAGGAAAATCATAACGTCCCTTCTTCGCATCCAACAAAATCAAATTAGGCGGACCTGCCTCCTCCGGATAAAATACTCCCCACGTCGTAATCGCACTAAAGTCAGACCGCTCACGCTTCGTAAACGCCGTGTCATAACTCTGTATCACATACTGCAAATTAGGTATGTTCTCACCCTCCCAACGACGCCACCACTCCCGCGGTATAATCGCATTCTCCTCACCCGTAGGATTCTGCTGATACTGCGCATTCCACTTACTCGGCGGAATAGATGCCTTCACCGCCGTTAAATCCTCAATACTCCAAAACTCAGGCCAACACGGCTTACCATCATCAAAAATAGCAGGTAACTCAACTACCTCCCACTGATCCGCTAATGGATCCTTCGCCATCGCCCGTAACAACTGACCCGTCATGTCCTTCTCCGACCAACGAGTCTGAACCAAAACTATACTACCCCCCGGCTGAAGACGTTGGCGGGGACCCCCAGTATACCAATCCCAAGCATCATCAAACCCACTGTTACTCATAGCCGTCTGCTCAGAATGAGGATCGTCAATAATCACCAAATCACCACCACGACCCGCCAAGTTCGAACCAACCCCAACAGCATAATACATCCCACCACGGCTCGTGTCCCAACGACCAGACGCCTTACTGTCCACCGCCAAACGAACCTCCGGAAACACCGCCTTGTACTCATCACTGTCAATCAAATTCTTCGTCTTACGACCAAAATTAACCGCCAACTCCGTCGTGTGCGTCGCCTGAATAATTTTCATCCCCGGATTACGGCCCATCATCCAAGCAGGAAACAAAAAAGACGCAAACTCACTCTTCGTGTGCCGCGGTGCCATGTTAATAATCAAGCGTTTTAACTCGCCGCTCGCGACGCGTTGAAGCTTTTCCGCAATGATTTTGTGGTGCCTACCAGATATAAACTCAGGCCACATCGCATGTACAAAATGTAGAAAATTATTTTGCGCTAATTCGTTTTTCTCCAACTGCGCCAAACGCAACTGTAGTTTTAGCATTCGATCTTCGATTGAACCAACGGTTGCATTCATGCGGGGCCCCTATGCGACTTTATCTAAATTAACCCAAATCAATATTATTTTCTACATGATTATTTGTCAAAAACATGGCCCATGCACCCGTGGGCTCGCCACGGGGCCGCGGCGCGAAAACGGCGGATTTTGGCGCGAAAATGTCGGTTTTTGACCCGATATTCGGGGGACCCGATCCGGATCGCCGACATCCGGCGGCTGCGCGATGTTTGCAAACCAGCGTTGCCGGTGACATCAAACGCGGGCCGCGAACGCCCGCCGGTGGATCTGGCGACGACCAGCGCGGGCCGCGGATCCCCGCCAAACTGCAGCGCGAACCGCACCGGCTGCCGGTGGGTTTGGGCCGCGAACTGGGCGGTTCGAACCGATCCCCACCGCCCGCGGATCCCGCCGGTAGGTTTAAGGCGCAAAGAAGGCGGAGGACGGGCGCAAGTCTTAAACACAAATAAAAAGGCCCGCGCAAAGGCGGGCCAGTTATCAATTGGGATCAATTCGCGGTTAAACTAAAATGCCTCCTCAATAGTGTTTAGCGTTGCATTGCCGCGATAAGTGCCTATCGTGACGGTCACCTTTTTTCCTAAAAAACCCTCTACTTTATAGGCATGCATGGCATTTGCCTTTGTGCGAAATTTCCACCCTAGACGCTGCTCTGAGTGCTCAATAAGAGCAAGCATAAATTGAGGGTTTCCATTAAGCGAATTTTTCATGCGTTCCACAAGTTCAAGTGTGCCAGTGTGTCTAGTGATACTTTTCATCTTAAAACGCCTCATTTCTAATTGCGCGGCGCTGCTCGTCGTAAAGTTCTACCCAGCGCTGGCAAGCTTTGATGGCGGCGTCGGGCGTTTGGGCGTTCGCTTCGCTTATGCGTTCCAAAAGTTCCCCGTCGTCCCAACACTCAACTAAAACGTCCCAGCCGTTGCTGTTATAGTTTTTCACCGCGTGGCGTTTCACTTCTTCGATTAAATTTTTCATTTCGTTCACCTCATAAAGAAAAGGGGCAGGATTGCCCTGCCCCTTGATCGCATATTATCCCACAACGGTCAAGAATGTGTATAACCGTCGCGCTCTATGCAAAGCCACATGCCCCGCCACTGCAGGACGATAGCGCCGTCCATGCCTATGGTAGGCTGAACGCGGGCCAGCATTTCCGCCAAATCGGACGCCCCGTCGCTGTTCTGACAATACTTTTGCAAAACCGCTCCAAACTGTTCACGGTTCACGGTATCGGCAAACGTGCCATATTCTCGATCAATGTTCATCAATACAGCTCCAATTTGATTGTCCTGTTTTTCAAAATAGAATTAAGGATGTCTCGGATCTCATCCTCATGGTCCCACAAGTCAATGTCCAGCCCGCTGGTGTCCAAGTCGGTGATATTGTTATTCACTTCCTGCATTACGTCGAAGTCAGAGAGCGCATTTTCAAAATGCGCGTCTAAACGGGAGCCAAACAATTCAAGAAATGCGTCGCCAAAATCCTTTTGGCGTTGTTTTAACATTTTAACATTGTCGCGCAATTCGGCGTTCTCACGCTCTAAGTCCTCATTATGGCGAGCAAAGACGGGGTTTAAAGTTTGGGCGTTTTCCATTGTGTACCTCATAAATAGAAAAAGGGGCGGGATTGCCCCGCCCCCATATAAACGCATATATGCGCTTATGTAAAATGAAAAGTTTTATGCGGCAATGCGCTGCCACTCACGGTCCGATAAATTCAAAAGCTTTCCGCCCCGCTGTTGCCACATGTCCGCTTCATCCGCGTCGCAAGTATTACCAACCGCCGTCAAGGCATTGACCAGCGTTGCACGTGTGATCGGTTGCGCCGCGTTGTTATATCCATCTTGACGCAGGGTTTGCATCAAACCGTTTAGGACGTCGGAATTTTCTTTTTTCGTCAATTTCAAGATTGATCCGACGCGCTCCGGAATTTCTGTAAATTCGCCCTCTACTACATCGCCGTGCGCGGCCCGCATTTTGTCGAGAATTTGGTCAAAGCTTTCACGGCTGGCATATGCGCCCGCCAAGTCGCGCAATTTAAGTGCAAGCGCTTTATTGTCCGCGTCTTTTGCCTCATTGCTCAAAAGTCCATAGTCGGCGCTATCCCGTGCGCTGGTTATATGACTTGAACGCGTTCTGTTTTCGGTTTGCATACCGTTCAAACAAGCCAGCGTCCAATAAACTTGGTAAACGTTTACGGAACCCGCCCCAACTTCTGAATTAGAAAAGCCAATCCCGTTTGCCATATGATCCCCAACCGCGGCCTCGCCGGTTTGGACTTCGCTTTTTAACCGCATATACAAGCGCTTTTCGGTCACGGTCGAATTAACGATTTTCCATTGCGCATCGCTTTCAATCAATTGAGGCAATGCCGCTTCTAAAAGGTCCGCATTGTCAAAAGTTTTGAATTTGTCAGAAACAAACGCCCGCGCCGTTCCGGACGTTTCGTCACCGTCTAAAAAGGTCCGGACCATGCGGTTGGCCGGTTCGCGCTGCCAACGCGCATTTATAAGGGCGTCATATTCGACCGGATAATTTTCCTGCAACCGGCGGGCCGTCCTTGTATCAATTTCGGCGGCGGCGGCAATCTGCCCTTGCGCGTGGGAATTAATGTTCAAAATGCGGGTTGGTTCCCCGCCCCTTGCTTCAATAACGATTTTCGCGTTTCCGTCCGCGTCCGTTGTTTTTTGCAAGTTCACTGTTGATGTCACAAAGTCTTCTTTTCTGTTTTTTTGTTCCAGTACAGTTTGCAAAAGCTTTTGAAGCGTTCCAGTTTCGTTTTCCAAGTTCAACATTTTTAACCTCATAAAAAAGGGCGGAATTGCCCGCCCCTATTCTCTTATATTATCGCATATTATGCAAGCTTTAATTTTCGCCTATATCCCCCGCCACATGATGGCGAATAATTGAACGCGGCGGCAAACCAGAAACAAAGCGCTTTAGTTTTTCCGCGTCCGTTTCATCTTGAACCGTTTCGCTTGTTTCAGTCCACCAAATGCGACAATTTCCTTGCGCACCATAGCAACCGCCTTGCGCGTTTTCATCCGCGGCCTTGCGCTTATTCGGACCATGCGCGGTAAATCCTACAATAAAATCGCGTTTTAGCCTTGCGCAAAAAGGTTCACCGTTTCCACATTGGGCACAAGATATATTGCGATATTCCGCAGGGCATCTCACAACGGTATGTTTTTCGTTCGGAACGTCATCCCGCGCATATTCAATTTCAAGTTCAACACAAAATGATTTTTTTCCTTGCCATTTCGCCTCATTAACAACGGTAACCGTCGGAACCGCGCCCGCCGCAATTGCAGCGTCGTGTAAGTTGTCCGCGGAATAATTGATAACGGTTTTACCGCGTTTTAATTTGCGCGACCAATCAATCCAATTAAAATGCGTATAAGTGAACGCAACCCCCTTGCGCGGCACGGCGTCAAGTAAGGCGTCTAAATATTCTTGATCAATTTCGCTTGCACCTTTGCCGCTATCGTTAAGCTTGCAAGTGCTGGGGCATGTTCCAAACATATCATTTTTGCCCGCCCGATATGTTACGGCTATTCCTTTGGTTTTCTTTGCCCGTGATATTTCAACAGTTTTTAACATTGTTTAACCCTCATATAAGATATGTCGCATATCCTACCAAATAAAAAACCCCGCGTCAATGCGGGGCCTTTTTTCATTTTTTTCGTTTTGATTTTCGTCGATTTGCTTTCAGCATCAATTCATCGAAGTCCGGACCATACCATAATCGAGCTAACCAATTAATTAGAAACATGCTCAACCTCGCGCTTTCTTTTTCTGGCACTTAGCCACGCTAAATGCACTTGGTTCAAACAAGCGCCCGCTTGATCTAAATCAGAAAGAATGTCGTTTCTGGTTTTTACACCGGACGGCACACAATCAAAAAATTCATCCAAATCTGGATTGGAAACGATACGCCGCATATCGTGTATTTTTTCTTGCATGTGGTACAGGTCAGTTATCACAAACCGGCTAAAGTCATCCTGTTTCATTTTTTTACCTCACTTTCTATAAATAAGAGAATATGCGATCATGTGGGACATATCAAGGTAAAAACGTCATCCCACAAAAATTTCTTTTCGTGCATCAATCGCGGTTCGGTTTTTAAGCCGTCCGCTTTTAAATCCAAAGCTTGGCTTGCATGGTACAAAAATAAATATGGCGACGCGTCCGGTTTGCTTTGCTTTTTGACCAGCGTCCAAGTGCTACTGTGCTTATGACGGATATGCCAAGCGACTTGATGCGGGCTAAGATTTACTGCGTTAGCCCTACAAAACTTCAATTCTACAAAATGAAACTGCCCGCGTTCATCGCAAATCATCAGGTCCGGAATACCTTGGCTTGCCCAGTTCTCAATTCTAGTTAGAATTAAGTTCCTCTTCGACCTCTTCGAAGCTGCCTTCAATTGCTGGTACAAGCCCGCTTCCATCTTCGTCTGGGGTAATATCAATTGCGCCATAGGTACGCTTCAATTCTTCCAAAGCTTTTTGGACTTCTTCTTTGCTCATACTATCTATGCTGCCGTGTCTAATTTCCGACTTGCTTACATAAATGTCGCCCTGTGCCTGACCGCGTCGATATTCTGCTTGGACCGCGGCGCTATATGCCCCGTTCTCCAAAGCAAGGTCACGGATACGCTGCAAGTCTCGTATGTGTCTTTGGTATGTGATGCCAAACTTTGCGTCCAATTCATCCCGATATCGTTTGATAGCGGCACAAACGTGCGGGCTGATATGCGGGTTAGTCATTTGAGAAGCGCGAACAGGCGCTGATTTTTTTGTATACCCTGCGCGTTCCGCTGCTTCAGACATTGTGATGGTCCCGTCATTTGAAACCAATTCTTTAACAAACTTTTCTTGCATACGTGTCAGGGGAGAGTTTTCGTGGAGCCGCTTGCGGCCTCTTAATTCGTCAGGATTTTGCTTTGTCCAACGTTTTCCGGTGGGTTTTTTCTTTGCGCGTAACACCAAACCCTTCGGAATTAGCGGCGTTTTCGACATTTGTAACACCTTTTATTTTGCTATAATTGTGTCTTAACAAACAAAAACCACTAAATCTAGTGTGGGTGTTTATGTGAGTGTATGGGAAGGTATAAAATGTAACATTTTTGAATTGAAGGTGTTACACAAAAAAGTTACAAGAAAACCCTTTTATTATATACACTTAGATATGTTTGTAACACCGTAACACCTGTAACACCCTTAAACGCAAAAATTATTTTTTTTATTTTTCTGGCTATATATATAAAAGGCGTAACAAATGTTACGCCCTTTGTTCACAGTATTCCGACGCTGACCCCGAATATCCATCCCAAAACTATGATCAGGATTGCGGCGCAGATAACTTTGTCTTCATTCTTTTTGATCACTGTCTAACCACCTCATTATTTTATGCTCTAAATCATGCGCCCTTATGAAAGTTTCGCAATGAAAATGGATGTCGGCGTCCACATAACAATCGGACAGTTCTTCGTGTGCCGTGGACATTTGTGCTTGGACCGCGTTCAACAATGTTTGCGCTTCGTCTCGTGAGATATGGATCATCATGTTGTCCACCCATCTTCCTCAACGATGATGTCTACGCCGTAATGGTTTGGTGGACGTTGATCTTCGTCCCAGATGAAATCTTCGGTAGCGATTTGCCGTGCTTTGTCTTCGTTTTTTGCTTTGATGTAGAAGACGTTGGTTTGGCGGACTTCGACGCGGTATCGTTTTTTCATTGGTCTGTCTCCGCTATATCGTAGATGCCGAATGTTTTTTCTTCATCCAATTTGAGATCGTGCGCTTTATCTTCGAGTAGGTAAGCTATTTCGTCTGCGAACTCATCGGACAGGGTTCCGTTGCGGAATTGTTTGGCCCAGTGTTCGAGTGCTATTCTATATTCTCTAGTCATGTTGTTCTCCTCATAACGGTGGCCCAGTATGGGACAATATGGGATAATAGTCAAGACAATAAAAAAGCCCGCGATTTGCGGGCTTTGGTGTCACTGTTCTTCCTCGCGCATTCGTTTCCAACGGGCGAGTTCGTCCAGTTGGTCTTGCATCCATTCCGGACAATCGGAGTGATTTTTGTTAAAATCTCCTTTTGCAACAGGTTTGATGGATCGGTCTGTGACGGTAAAAATCCCAAGCGGTGTTGGGGGATTTTTGTTGTCCCATTGATAACCGCCCAATTCGGTGCATTGTATTTCGTCGCTTACGCCATGAATGACGTAGATTGCATTTTTTTTGCCACCGGCATTGCGGTGGGCATTTTTGATTGCGGTGATTGGGTCGGTTGCTTTGGCCCAAGAGCCGTACATTCCGGCGGTTATTGCGAGAAATGTTGTTCCGTTTGATAGAACATGGTCTGTCATTTTACTTTACCTCAGTAAAAGATTTGGTCTGACATGATCAGGGCGTTGCCCCTAGTCGGGTTGAGATATTTGAATGTCAAACAGCGCGGGGTGCATTTTACCCCATCACATATAATAACATAAAATCGCATATAGCTCAATGCGACAAATTGTCGCATACTAAAGTAAAGGTTAGAAATCAGGTTCGTAAAGTTCGCCAGCGGCGCTGAGTTTTTTATAATGGATGAGTTGTCGTCCGAGGTCCGCGAGCCGTGGGTCATCGACGCCGAAGTCCCAGATGATATCATCGTATTCTTTTTCGAGTGTTTTGATGATGGTTTCGATGAGTGTCATATGTTTATTCCATGCTCTCTCAATTGGTTGACGTAGTCGTCGAGTTCTTCGCGGGCGGCGAAGAGTTGTCGATCTAGGTCATTAGGTGCTTTGCTTGTGTATCGCAAGTCTTGTAGGTTATTTACTTGTTGTTTCAGCCAGCGCAGGTGCGCTGACTGGAATGTTGAGAGTTGTTCGTCACCCATTTTTCTTTGGCCTTCCTCTCCGTTTCCGCGGGGCAGTTATTTCATTCTGTGGCGGCGGAGGAGGGTTGTTGCGCTTCCTACGCGCATCCACACCGATATTATGGTTTAATTCTTGCAAAAAGTCTTGTGCCTTTTTGGTTGGGTTGGCGGCTTTTGCGATATCTTCGACGCGGTCCGCGACGTAGAAAACGCAGATGCGATCATCAATCATTTATCTATCCTTATCGTTGATTTCATGGAGTTGCGATTGAATGGCGTAGAAGGCGGTTTCACGGATCGTGAGCCGTAATCTATCGTCATTGGTGAGTTGTTCTCGTTTTTCGACGGTATGTGCGCGGAGTTGCCCATTGTTAGCGGTACGTCTGATGCGTCTTGTGAATGTTTTGAGGCTATCCACTTTTGCGCTATCGTCGAGGCGTTTGTATCCTTCGCCTCTGATGCATTCGAAGACGATGCTTTCGTCTCTTTCGAGGTATCGCTTTGCAGCGATTATTGTGGGACGCAGTTCATTAATTGTTTTTCCGAAGTGCGTTTCTATGGTTGCGTAACTCAGGTGTCCGTTTGCATTACGGAACAGGTCACACATTTCCAAAGTTTGTTTCGAACGTTTGAACATTTGTTTTCCTTGTTAGAGTTTCAGTTCGTTGCACAGAGTTGTGTCGAGGCACGATGAGGAGCGATGCGTATTGCTGAAGAGCGTTGCGGAGCGAAGTAACAAACAAATCGTCGAGTTGAGTTGAGGCGCGGAGCGGTGCGGAGCCACTCGGGGCGGTACGTCGAGCCGCAGTTCGTTGAGTTGCGTTGTAACAAACAAATCGTTGAGTTGAGGAGAGAGGCAATGAGCCGCGGCGCGTCGAGGCCAGACGAGTTGCATTGGGCTGCGTTGAGTTGCATTGTAACAAACAAATCGTTGAGTTGAGTTGCGGATCGGAGCAGTGAAGAGTGGCGTAATGCGTGGCGGTGAGGCGAGGAGCGCAGTGCCGTTCGTTGCGTTGTAACAAACAAATCGTTGAGCCGAGTTGCGGAGCGACGCTTTGTGGAGCGCGGCAACACGATGCACAGAGGGGAGGTGAGGAGCGGAGTTCGTTGCGTTGTACATAACAAATCGTAGCGTTGAATTGCGGCGCAGCGCGATACGCGGAGGCGAGCGGAGCCAAGTCGCGGCGTTCGTAGCGTTGTAACAAACAAATCGTTGCGGCGCACAGAGGAGCGATGCAGCGAGCGGTGCGGAGTAGCGTAGCGGCACATTGCGAAGTAACAAACAAATCGTTGCGGCGCGATGAGGAGCGCAGCGAAGCGCCGAAGTACGGCGCGACGCGATGATGTGTAAATTATGACCATTCGAATTTAACTGGGCGGAAACGTCCGTTAGTGCCGCCTTTTTCTGGGCGGAAACGTCCAATGCCAATACCAGAACCTGCGGCGGTGAAGACATCTACAAAAACGTCTTTTGTAATTGTGTCATCCATAATCATAAAGTCGATGTAGGATTTATATCCTGTGTCAACGACGGGGAAGGTTCGCCATACGCGCTTACCGGATCCGCGTACACCGTCAGCATTGACGTTGAGCCGTTCGCCGCGGACGTCGGCTTGTTTGACATCCAGCTTTGGATCGTTCAGTGGGACGACGTCGGCTTCAAAATATTTGGTGTAGGTAGATTTGCCGCGGCCCGGAATTTGTGTGCCGAGTTTTTTAGCGGCGGCAGACAGACTAAACTTAATTGCCATAGCGGGGATGATGATGTTTCCATCTTTATCGACGGTGCATTTTGAACGCCATGTTCTGGTTTCGTAAGCGTCGGCTGTTTCTTTTGGCAGCTTGGGCTCTTCATGCATTTTAGATTGACTATAAGGTGCGATACCTTCGAAGTGTACTCTTACATTACGCATTTAAGTTCTCCTTTTGCGAAGTTAGTGTAAAGGAGTATATGCGATGCTATAAGATAATGTCAATACTATTAGTGAATATCTGATAAAATAGATTGTTCCATCTCTACATGTGCCGCGGCGGACGCCATTGCGGCACCTAAAATGCCCAAGACGTCTTGTTTGTCGGGGCTTCCCTTTAAAAGACGGAACAGGGCCGCGGTCAGTATACCTGTGTACGCGGCCCCTGCGTTCAGTTCGGCGTCAATTAATTCGTCTATTAAACTGTTGGTTTCTTTCAACGCGATTATGTAATCGTCTTTGTCAGACATGAAAACGCCCCAAAGTAAACTTCAGGGCGCTTCCAAATCTTTTATGAGGTAGGCCCAGAGTATATGATATTATGCGACAGGTCAAGCGTTTTCTTTCTCACGCTTGTAATTTTCAAAAATTATCCGCAGTTGTCCGCTGATCGTGCGGCCTTCGGACTGTGCAAGCGCTTTGATCTCTTTGTAGACCTCAATCGGCACGAGGACGCTCTTCCATTTATCGGTATCCATATATGAACCTCTCTAGTTTTGTCCAACAATATAGGATGTTATGCGAAATGACAAGAAAAAACCCGCCAGTTATCAAGGAGAACAGGTCAAACTGGCGGGTAAGTTATGATTGAGGCAAATCAACCAATGAGCAGTACATCAATCTCTTAGACGGCTTCGCCCCACGAAGGGCCGACTTCCACGTCACAGAGACTGGGCACAGTTAATGGTACAGCATTTTCCATTATGTTGGCAACCTCTTTTGCATCATCTCTGTCTTTAACGGACATTGCGATTTCGTCGTGGATCTGGATCAGCGGGATACGACCGCTTTCATAGATATTCACCATAGCTTGCTTTGTCATATCAGCGGCGGACGCTTGGATCAGGCGGTTCAGCGCTTTGTACGTGTAAGCCCGTTTTAATCTGGTTGTGTCGCCATATGTTTTCACGGCTTCTTCGTAGGGCATTGCCTTGTTCATGGCAAATCCGTCTGGCTCCCACAGATTAAAGCGCAGCTTACGACCAAGCAGAGAACGCAAAGCGCCCCGACTGTCCCGTTCATTCAGCCTGTTCATCACGCCGTTCATCAAAGCTTTTACGAACGGAACGCGCTCATGGTACTGGGCCACGATAGTTTTGGCTTCATCCACCGGAATGTCTAACTGTGCCGCCAGTTTGTTCACGCCCATACCGTACATCATGCCAAGGTTAATGGTTTTGGCTTGCTTACGCGGTATTTGTGCCATCTCTGCGACCATCGTGTGGAAGTCTGTGCTACTGTCTTCGTTGTAGCTGGTTACAAACTCTTTCGCTCCTTTGAGCGGACGGCCCCGTTGTTCACCAAACAAGTGTGCGTAGTGAACCAAGATCCGTGGTTCTTGTTGCGAGAAGTCTATTGCGGCCCACTGGTCCCCTTCTTCTGGGAGAAAGAGGCTGCGTATCATTGGCCCCAGTTCCGGATCCCGCGCAGGGATTTGTTGGAGGTTGGGGTGGTTCATGGATATGCGTCCAGAAACTGTTCCGCCATCGTCGGAGCGAATTTGATTTATGTGCGCGTGGATACGCCCGTCTGATCTGCAATGTTTGAGGATCGTGTTGATGAACGTGCCAGATGTTTTGTTTAGGTTTCTGGCAGTCACGATTAGCTGCGCCAATTCGTGCGGGTGATCGGACAGAAAACTTTTTGTGAAGGACGGCTGTCCCTTTTCTGTCTTTTCGTATGGCAGGGACGCCTCGTCAAAAGCCTTGGCTATCGACTGTGCCGCCCAGATTTCTACGTCAAAGCCGACGATACTGCGTATTTTTTTCAGAACTTCTTTTTCTCGTTTAAGAAGCGCGTTCCGCGTTCTTTCGGCTTTGTCTGTATCAACGCGGACGCCGCGCCATGTCATGTCAAGCAGGCAGGGCAGGAGCCGTGTTTCGACGTCCACGATATTTGTCAGGCCGTCTTTAGCTATTTCAACGGAGAAGTAGTTATGGAGTTCGAGCGCCAGTTCGGCGTCGGCCTCTGCGTAGGGTCCTACGAACATTGCGGGCAGTTTCCACATTTCGGCCTTTGGGTCTACGCCAAAATTTTTTGCGGCTTCGACCAGTTCTTTCTCCGACTTGACCTTGCCAAGGTAATCAAATGCCAGCGAGTTAAGCGTGTAGCTAAACCGGTTCTCGTCTAAAAGAGAAGCGAGGACCATTGTGTCGATGATTTTACCGTTGATGGTAAAACCCATGCGCCTTGCCCACCCCGCGTCGTACTGAGCGTTGTGCATGATCTTGTCGGCAGGGCTTTCAAACACTTTTTTAAGCCAGCGGTTGGCCTGTTTTTCACAGATGTTGCCGCCGCCAAAGTGCCTGATGGGGATATAACCCTTCCAGTTTTCTGTGGCAACGGCGTAGCCTACGACTTCTCCATCTCCTGTGGCCCATCCGGGTCCAGAGTTTTTAATGTTCGGGTCCTTGGTTTCCAAGTCGATTGCGATCTTTTTAGCGCCTGTAAGATCGGGCAACTCGCTTGGTGGCACCCATTCACTGTTCGGCGTGAACATCGCCATCTGTAGGCTCATCTTCTTTTTCCTTGTAGAATACTAAAACAAAGCTTTCGCATGTTGGGCAGGATAGGTTGGTCACCATATCAAAATCTTCTTCAAATATACAGTCCTCATCACCGCCCCATATGAGTTGGGTCTTACAGTGCCAACAGTTCATTCTTCGCCCCCTAATGCTGCGTAGCCGCAAATGTCTACCCAAGAGTCCTGTTTGTTGGACTTCATCAGACGGGCTGCTTTGACCAGAACCATGCAGACCGCCACTTGTTGACGGTTGATCGGTTTTTCTAAAAAGATAGACCACATTTCTGCAATGTCTTGAAAGTTTTGTTTTGCATCGCCGTAGTCATTGGCGCGGTCCCCGTTGATCAGGGCTTCTGCTTCCCTCAATATTTCTTCGCGTGTCATTTGTATAACTTGCTTTCCCACTGGCAGACTTTATTTATGTGCGTGTGCCGTGTTGTTGGGGTGACCATGCCTATTTTTTCTACCCACCCCAGTTTTTGTAGAGACGCCATCATAGCCCCCCATACATTATGATGATGCGGATCAGGCATTCCTTGTGCCCGACAATACGCGCAGATTTTGCCACCTTCGATTATTTTGTTTTCGGCTAAATACCTTGCTGCGTTTTCATAGTATTGTTGCTTCCATTCGTCATCTGCATGAACAAACGCTCTTTCTATTTCGGCTTCAATAAATTCGAAACGACTTTGTTCAGGTGTCATATGTCGTAACTCCTTGTCGCGTCTTCTGGTTCCACCAGATACAAGTTCTTTCTTGTACGGGTTACGCCGACGTAGAAAACGCGATGAACATCGTCGGGCGCAATTCTCATTGTACTGTCCGCAGCGGGTGACAAGTCAGTAAACAACACGACGTTGTCCGCTTCTCCACCCTTGGAGCCGTGGATCGTGGACACTACTATACGGGGCGTTCCGTTAAATTTTTCACCCCTGCGCAGTAGTGCGGTGATGTAGGCTCTATCTCTATCTGCGATGCGGTCCATTGCTTCGGACCAGATCATGTCTTTGGTGGCGATGAGGCCGTGCTTGATTTGCAGATCGTCGATATTGACCAGTTCGTCGTCGGGAACGCCGGTCAGTTTTTTGTATCCCCGTGCGACGCGTTTGCCTGTGGACATGTAGCTGTATATAGTACGAACTATGTCGATGCTTATCTCTCTACCCTTCTGCAGGTCCGTCCATCCGTTGACGGCGTCACTAAGCTTCTGCCCAATGGACCGTGATCCGCGATATTCGTACAGGTATCCGAAGGACCGCAGGTCTGTGGCGACGGGCTGCAACTGGTATCCTGCTTGCGCGAGGATGAGCCACGAGCCTTCGCTCATGTCTAGTTCACCGACCTGTGCCACACGTGAACACTGTCCACGTTCCTCGCGAGGTTTGTATATTTTCGGATAACGGTGACGTATGCGCTTGGCTATGGTTTCTGCAATGGCGTGAACGCTGGATGGGAT